ATGATTGAAAAATATACAATGCCCCTGATCCACATGAATGGATCGGATGAGGATAGTCTACGCAGACAATACAATGATTTGTTTGAAGCTGTAAGCGAAGCTCAAGTAAAACTCCTCTACGATGTTGATTTTCATGAAAGGGATTACTACCCTCTTGGAGAGTTAGTCTGGTCAGAGGCTAACTTAGAAAGAGAAGAGATTAAGGAAGCAATGAATAAGGTTTACCAATATGCTAGGCAGCATAAGCATTACCTCGACTATGGAAAGGAGCCGTTGCCAGATGAAGATTAAAAACTACTTGGTGATAGTCGAGGAAGTAAACCGCTTGCAGTTTGAGGTTGAAGCCTCTTCGGAGGCTGCGGCTATCGACTTAGTTGAGGTTGGAGAGGCTGGAGATCCTACCGATCAAAGGGCAATGGAGTTTAACTGTCTCTCTGTAAAAGAATACATTAAATAAAAACCTCGTAACTCGTTGACTATCAGCGAGTTACGGCTGGGCGGATGCCGCCGCCCGTAACTCCTTACTAATCAATGACTTAGGAAGTTTTTTATTGTTAGTGAGCTTTGTAACCCGTTGTCGCTCAGTGAGTTACCGACCGTTGAACGTGGTCGCCATCGAAGCCGAGCTTTATTTGGGTTTATTTTGTTTGTTCTGGGGGATATTACTTATTTGGTAGTTATTCGTTATTTCGGCAAAAATATCACGACCTGAGTTATTTGGCGCGAAATGACTTGACCTGAACATCGAGCGGAATGTATTATTTGGTGCGGGGCAAATTAATATTGTTTTTTGTTTCATTATTATTTGGGCGATATCACACGACCTGCGAACGTGGCTGGTGGGGCGAGGTTGCTCTTATTTGTTTTTTTTTATTCTTATTTGGGGCATATGCCGCGACCTGCAGCTTTTTTTAAAAACTTTTTGTATTTACCCCCTAGCGAAAATCCATTTATTTTATTATTTTGATCTTTATCTGCTGTCTCTGGTGATCGCCATATACAACCCCCATGCAAAAAATGTTACGAATACTATAGTGTCCACGTCCAAGAGTGTGCCGCTAAATCCCTGTAAAATCAAGGAAAATTAACGAGAATTATTTAAAAAGACTTTTTATTATTTAAATATAATTAATATGGCCAATCCATAATCAACTTCCATGCATTTTATTTTATCGATCATTCTGTTTCTATTCCCCTCTATATTGACTTGTATCTTTCTTATATTGTATAAGGTGTAGATGGTGATTGAGTGGTATGGTTGTGTGTGTCATTGGGTAGGTGTTATGGGGGTATACGTGGCTGGTCAAGTATATTGTTGCAAATGACGTGGTTTTTATAATTTCAAACGAACAATTAATAATTAATCTTCATAATAGTAACCAAAGTCTCCATCATTGTGTGATCCTATTTGATATACTGACCTAGAGGATTGGTACTCCCTCATAAAGTTCCTCTTCTCGATCTTGTGAGCCTTTAGTTCTGCTTTGGTTCCTACCATAGCTGGTCGAAGACTACACGCACACTCGTCCATATAGGGCAATGCGTGTTTGTAGATCAGGAATCTATAGAAGGTTCGAATACCGGGGAAGTTGATGCGACCGTTCATGAAATCGCTTTTGAAGCTAGCATTGAATAGATTGTGAGCTAGGTTAGCATCACTTCGAACCTCCTCAGGTGGGCCGATTAGAGCAACAGATATCCCATTGCCCCAAGATGATACTACATATTTCATACCAACTCTTTGAGTAGTTTCCTACCTTTAGGTGTTATCATGCGCTTACCCTCGATAGTCATAAACCCATCCTTGAGGAGTCCATTCTCAGCGTCCCTCTGTAGGGCTGACCTCGACATCCCGGTTACAGCAGAAAGCATCTGGAGGCTACTGGGTCCATGTGAGCTTAGCGTCTTGAGGATCTGCACCTCGATGTTACTAAGACCGAATGGTCTGATACCAAGGATCTTCTTTAACCCTGCCCAAGCTGACTTATCAACAAAATCAATCTTCTTGATGTTGCAATATGAACTAATCTCTAAAACTCTCTTAACTGCACTTCTAGCATTACCCCGAACACTCGATGCAATTTCATTCAGAACAGTAGGATCATAACCAATCCAATCTTTTTTATTCTTAATGATATACTTGAGGTCTTGTGGAGTATATGGTTGAAAATCAACAATAGTCATTCTATCCTTGAGAGGAGCAAAGATCTTATCTAACTCTGTAGTGGCGAACAAGAAGTTCTGTTTGGTGAAATCGAATGTAGCAAATCCACTTTCCCCGAAGTTCACAGTCTTACTCTTAGCGCCCTCAACATTAAACACTGTTAAGAATATATCTACAAGATCTTTAGGTAGAGCATGGCACTCATCGAGGAGGACTGATACTTCCTGACCTGCAATGGCTGGCATAAACACCTGCTCAAGAAACTGACCTGCATTCCTAATAGAACCACAGTTGATCTCTACAAGCTTCTTACCCATACCTACAGCAAAATGCTTGGCAAACTCAGTCTTACCTAAGCCTTTAGAGCCGTTAAGCATGATGGGTGGGATGATAGACCCAGCCTTCTCCGCTTGAGCGTAAAAGGAAAGCTGGGACTTGACCTCTGGCTGGCCGACTAATTTAGAAAACATTTTCATTACTGGTAAACATTGAATTGGATTGTCTCTTCTGCTTCTGGCTCATCAGTGATAGATGAGATTGTCATTGCTGGTTTAGGTTCGAAGTCGAAGCCCATCTGCTCAAGGAACTTCTTACTAACCATAACTTTTGCATTCTGTCCGAACTGATCAATGAGGTCATTGATGCTGACTCTGACGAATGATGTGGAACCTTTGGGGCGTCCCCGACCTTGCTTTGCTGTATTACTCATGACTGTCTGTAGTTTAGTGATTGGATTTGGTTTGGTCAACTTTTTTTTGATTTAAAAATAGATTATTTTCATAACCGAGATCTTTAGGTTGAGGATCTCCAGTCTCCTGCTCAGCAATATCATTCAGTTCAGCCATAATAGTCTGATACTCTTCGTATTGCTCTGGCGTAATAAAAATAGGGTGTTCAAATTCCATAACGAGGCGATTATGGTCAAAGAACACCCTGAAGCAAGGCTTTTTTTGTATTAAAAAGTCTTTTTATCTTAAAATACTAGTAATCAATGAGTTATGGAGGTAGTTTTTTGTCTTTTTTCCTGTGTCATGGCTTTAGCAAGCACTGTGTAACCGATTATATCGTCAAAAGCGTCATAAACACTCTCGTTTGACACCTTTAACTCCCCATCATTTGTAAATGACCGGATTCTCTGGATCTTATCCATAATCCTCATCATAATACCCACAATAGGATCGATATCTAAGACCTCTGTCGCTCTAAAGTTGGCAAAAGGGTCTTGGCTCTTCTCTCCACCAGTATAATCGGAACTTTTTCTGCGTAAAGTATCCTTGAGATCATTAGTGGTCTCTTCCAGCATTGTTATAACGTTTTCAATTGTCATGATATTTTTTTTCTTCCATTCTTTGAATATGTTTTTCCCAGATGTCTTGGGGTTTTTGGGTTTGCCCATGCTTTTCTAGAAATTCTTTAGCTTCTTGTATCCTTCTTATGGCTAATTTAGCTCTCGCTTCTCTATAGACAGCGAAGGGGAACTTAATCCAACATACGATCCCCACAAATAAACCAAGTGGGATGCCTATAATGATTGCCCCCATTATAATAGAGAACTCTTCGTAAATTTTTTTTACTTTCATGTTATTGTAAATAATACTTATCTTCCCAACCTAGTCTCTCTATTCTGTCTTCAAGATACTTCTCGCCCCACTCTAACATTTCTGGGGAAGGAGCGTGTCCATCGTTGTGGGAATGTCTGAATTCCTGATCTTTGAATCTAGGGTTTGTTTCGGCTGCTATGCGGACCGCTACAGCTTCGTCTTTGTCATAAAAACGACCAAGCTTAAGGAGCCTGCCTTTATTGTAAATATTCACTTCATACTTCTCAGTGCTTTTGCTCCAAAAAACCCCAGTTACCCCGCTAGTATTATCTTTTCGTTGCTTGGAATTATATACGTTCTGACTAGACGTAGCTAACCTAAGATTTGAAAATTTATTGTTTAATCTGTCACCATCTTTATGATCAATCTGCTTTTCTTCTGGGTCTATCCCCGTACATAGGAAGTAGACTATTCTATGAACACAATAGGGATTACAATGAAATTTTATCTTAAAGTAACCGTTATCAATGTATCCAGCTTCTTTACCTTTTATAGCCCTCCGCCGATTAACTTTATTAATAAGCCCAGTGCTTGATTCTTCACAGTAAGCAATATAATCTCCTATGTCTTTGGGGATTGGGATGAATTTTCTTTTAGTTTTCATATTACCTAAGTATTAATTGTTCTTGAATAGGAGTCTCAATTACATTCTTATAAGCAAAATCATATAGCTTTGGCCCCAAATCTGACCCCCAAATGGTAAGTAGAGATTTTTCTAGCACTGTATTATATCCTAATGCTGCTGCTTCTTCTGTTTTAAAGAATTTAGAAGCAAAAAAACGTTTACCATCTTTATCTAAAATATTCGTAAATTCTAGCTGCATCCTATTATAAGTATTACCATTCTTAGATTGTTTATATGCACCCTTATATCTCTTGCCTTTGAATGGCCCACACTTAATAAGATTCTCATGTTGAGTAGCAATCATTAAATTGCTATGGTGATTGTTGGTTTTGTTCCCATCAATATGGTCAGGGCATACCTGACTACAAATAAAAGTAAATCCTGTTGGAGTCAGTAATTCATGTCGATCACGACCGATTTGCAAACCATAATGAGACACTAATGGAGATTTAGGCAAAAGATCATAAAATGTTTCTGCTAATACTTTGTGTTGTCTAACATGCCGCTCAGAGCCTTTTAAACAAAAGTTATAGGCAAGATAATTACTACTATCATGACGAGGCTTCAAAATTCTATCTCTAAACCTCTTACTATAAGTATTTGAGGTATAAAAATCTATCTCATAATCAGGATAAGTAACTCCCTGATAAACTGCTAGTCTTCTAAGCGACTCCATTTTGTTATTCTAAACCTTAATGTAAGTATTATCAAGAAATAACTTTGAGCAAATCCTCTAATTTATACTCATTTTTAATGTAAGCACTCTTATTACTCAAAACACTTACTGGTATATCTCCATCTCTACGAGGGCCATATCGCAAAGACACGTCCAGATCATTCACTTTTTTAAAAATATTAAACATATCTAATACAGAATTCCCCTCTCCATGCCCCAAATTCTCTATTCCATTCGAAGGTTCGCTTAATGATAAAAGAATTGACTCGCAAATTTCATTCACATGGACATAATCCCTAATGCAAGTGCCATCCTCAGTATCATAATCATTACCAAAAATTGTAAATACACCTGTGTCTTTTGACTTTAAAAGATTAAAAAATAATCCATCTGGATTTTTAATCGGGATACCATCTGAACCAATAACATTATAGAACCTAAAAATTGTATATTGAATATCATTCTCTAAGCAGTATTGGATTACAATTTCTTCTGCCGATTTCTTAGAAATACCATAAGGTGAAGCTAAACCCTCTGCTGCCCCAGTCGAAGCAAAGATAAAATGCTTAGTCTTTATATTCCTCAAAACATTCAAAGTCCCAAGAACATTGGTTTCATAATACAGGATTGGATCTTTCACTGATTCACCAACCCTCATTTCAGCAGCTAAATGCACTACACAATCAAAAGGGTATTTATATTTTAGATACTTATCATTCCTAATATCTCCATAATAAAATTTATCAGGGTGAACTTTATCTGGATTTTCTTTATCTATGCCCGAAACCCTATATAGAGAGCCGCCAACTATCTTCTTCAAAAGATGAGAACCTATGTATCCAGAAGATCCTGTGACCAATACTTCTTTCATATTGATTCTCCTAAGCTACTTATAGGCATGTTATACATATCCGCATGAACTTTAAAACCATTAGACGGATCTACAGCCCCTTTCTTCCAGAAGATCGCCTTATCAAAGTAATCCTCCTTAGACATAAACCCACATAACCATATTGATTCTACTCCATAATACTGCGCTTGACTACCCATACCCCTTTTCTCTTTGAAAGTTATAGAAATAAAAGCGTAAGTATCTGTTTTTTGGTGCTTACTCGTCCCCGCTATAGATACTTCAAAAAAAGGCTTTGGATCTACAGTTCTCCTCTTTGTTTTGACATCTATTTTTCGGCCATCTTTGATTAGATCATAGTCATATTTATCTCTGCCTTTATCACAAGATATATTCTTACAACCTAAATGCTTTGTTAACGCAATCTCAGCTAAGTAACCAGCTAAGTTACCTCTGCCTGATGTGATAGAGTTATTAATAGATCCTAATTCTTCCGCTTTCTTAACAGCCTCATCTATCATGGACTGGTTGAAGTCTAATTTTATCATTTTATTTTTGTAGCGTAACCTTGATATTGATCTGCTGGATCTAACTCCCACCCGTTTATACCAAACTCATGCGCCCCGGTCTCAGCAGTCGTAAGGTCATGTATATCTGGTGAATCCAACCTATGACAACAAGAGTCAATAGGATTACCTTTGTTATTTAATACCGCCACCATTAGTTCTTTATACCCATTTGGGCCAATAATCTTACTGTCGTATGTATATATTTCCATTTATTCTCCAAATTTGTAATTAAAAGCCTCAACATCTTCAGAATATTTATCTTGAACCAGTTTTTTATCTTCATCAGTATACCATTCTGTGTAACAACCATGAATAGTTTTATTTTCATGTGGTAATTTCTTAGCGTTAAGCCCTAACTTCCCGCAAACTATATCAAAGTCTTCTTGTAAGTTCTCAAACCTGCCTATAAAATCTATATTCTTGTTAAGGAAAGAGGATTGTGTTTTGCAATGATTTGCGAATATGGGAGAATTAAAAAAAGATTTAAAAGTAAACTTATAACCAAGCCTCTTAGAATACAAGTAGGAAGACATAATTCTATCCCAAGGGTTCCTCACAAAAGCAAAGGAAAAGTATTCTTTTTGTCTTTCTAAAGAAAAATTACTTAAAGTCATGTGTTGTTGCCGTCCAAAACCAATGCTGAATTCAGATCTCACCTTCATGGGCAACGCCTCCAAAGGATATTTCCTTGTCCAATCATGGTTTACCCCATAATGAGATAAAATAAACCTCTCTATTGAAGTGCCGCCACATTTAGGTATATGTATAAATATAAATTTATCTTTATGACTAATCATTTAATCTCCAAAGTTATAATTAAAATGCTCTATATCCTCTCTATATAAATCAGAAATAACTTTTTTAGTTTGATCGTCATAATATTCTGTATAGCACTTATGATCACTTCTATTAACATGAGGTAAATCTTGTCTGGGTATTCCAATATCCTTACAAATAAAATCAAAATCTTGCTGTAAGTTCTCCATCTTACCCACGAAATCCATTTTGAACTCTCCTCCAACCTTTAAAAAACTGCATTGAGTTTTCAAATGAGGCATTTCCAAATGAGGCTCATGAGTTTTACGGAAACGTATTTTGCGATCAGAAAGGTTAAGAATAAATTCTTTAAAACTCATTTTATTGTCGTGTAAAGATCTACAAGCTTCTTTAGCCCAATAATAGTTTTTATGATTAGGGGTCATCTGTTTCCAATAAGTATAAACGCTCAGCATACGAGACCAAGGATTCCTAACTATAGAATAGTACTTATAAGAGTTAGAATTAAAAATATACTTATGATAATCTTCTAAAGTAAGGTGTGAATCCCCGGCCCAAAAATTAAAGTAACTACATTTCTTTATTGATGAACCTCCACATTTTGGAATATGTATGAAAACAAATTTTTTAGTTTTGTTGATCATATCTTAAAAACTTTTGGTAAAGTACACCGACAACCATATCTTCACATCCACCCCAATCTCTCACCATTAGGTTACATAAACCTCTTGTAGTATCATCATTAATTAAGAAATTGAAGAAAGTTTTACTTAAGCCGTAAAACTTACCGCTAAAGTAATAAGTATACATTTGATTAGTTAGAAGCCACCAACTGCCACCTTTTATAGACATCCCTTTACTCTTAAACCAAGACAGTGTTGACTCTTCACTAGCTCTATACCAATCATTACCAAAGTAGTGATCTTTAATATCTACTGAATCGCCAAAGAACTTTTCTTTTACATCATCTATATTCTCTGCCCCTTGTGGGACATCTATCTTGTAAATCTTTTTAAATTTAAGCCCAGAATCATGAATATACTTAAACATTTTGTAAGTTTTTAAAGATAAAAGTTCGTAACCCTCATCAATATCCAATTTAACTATTCCATCACCCTCTTCACCTTTATAACCTTTAGAAAGAAAAATTAAGAATTTAGAGTTTGGTAAGCTCAAGCTGTCCCTTAACTTTTTTGCGTCTTCTAAATGGTCACAAGAAGAATAAACACAAACGATTGTATCGAAGACCTCCCCCATTATTCTGCACTTATCACAATATAATCGTGAAAACTCTTGTAGCTCTCGGCATATTCAACGCAAGACTTGAAGTCTCCTGAGTGATCCACATAAGAAGAATCAATAACAAAATACTTCCCTTCTGGGATTGGATATGGTTCAGCTCCTCTTGCTAAATGAGTCGAGGAGATCCTCCAGCCATCGCCATCACTCTTCACTACCGTTTTAAATTTTAAAGTATCAGCAGGGTGAGCATCTTCTTCAAATGTCTTTAGCATTTTAGTGAGCTGCCACTTGGTTAGAAACACATGAGCGTCCACCTTCTCTGGAGGGACAACCTTGACGGTCTCTTTAACCTCTATCTTAGGCTCTTTGTAACCATGCCAAGCGGCAAGAGCCAAACATGTTGTCGTGCTGGTAATTAGTAATAATTGTATTGTCTTTTTCATTTTATTAAAGAATTGAGAATTTATAATAACCAGCTTGATTTAATTTATCCTTGAGTTTCACCCCATCAAAATCCATTGGTTTTATTTTTTTGAATCCATTCTGGCCGATATAAGTTATTAAGTTATCAGAGATCCTATTCCTGTAACAATAAGCTACAGCATTTTTGCCTTGGCTTAAGTATTCAGCCGCTATAGCTGGAGTCTTCACTATATAAAGAGTTTCTTCCTTGTTGAAACTTACGCCGGGGACATTAGAAGGATAGACATAATCATGAGCGCATCTATTTAGTTTTTTATAAGCACCCTTGTTGTTTGTCCCGGCTAAATAATGCCCTATTATAGTCTTTTCATCATAAGGATCATAAAAGGGGAAATGCAAATCTCCATCCGCATTACATTTAATATTTAAAAGATTTAAAACTTCAGTCTTAATTTTATAACTTCTATGAACTATTAGAACCGATTGCGTGGGGCAATCGAATGCTCTATATTTATTTCTCCATTTGTGGGCTTCCATAATCTAAAACGGTTTTCTTTCTTTAATATATTTTTTTAACACTTTGACTCCTTTACTATCATACTCAAACCACCATTCTTCAGTATATCCACCTGATCTGGTAATCTTATATACAACACGTCCTAAATCATCTAATTCTAAATTTTCAAACATATTTCACCAATGTCTAATTGTATTCGCTATGATGAATCCACATGTCGTTATATGGACGAACCACCAAAAAGTTCGGATGAGGGCGGCGAGGTCAGCTTCCCTAGGGTTGTCTGACACCCGCTCGCCCATCGTCCTACACCATATCCTCCACAGTTTTGACTTCAAGTCAAGCTGAAATTGTGGATTACTTAGTTAAAATGCTATAAACTAGCATTGCTGCATCCAGAACAAACAACGTACCAAAGAATACGGCAATTGTTTTCAACGCTCTGGTCCTGATCTGGATCGTATCATTGAGATCATTAAGATCTTTTTTTATCGATACAATCTCTTCGCTTTCTGTCTTTGTCATAAGTTTTTTACTGTAATATTATTTGTTTCTCTCCTAATAATAACGATAGGATCATTATAGAAATTTGCATCTTGGATACTCTCTTTATTATACTCCCAATAGACTAAAGCCTCGCTTTCTTTATGGAACTCTGGTACATCTGCAACTGGTTGATAAACAAAACCCCTATCTTTTACAATCAAATATACCTGCCTATAGCTTTTCATTTTTAAAACTCAAGCTTGATAGCTCTAGAGGTTCCTGCCAACCCAAGAAAGACATCTTTACCTTTAGTCAAAGCGCAAGTAGAGTAACCAGTTCCAAGACTCATTATCCCAGAACCCTCTTTTATTGTTGGCCAACCATCCATAAACTGATAATCATAGTCCTCCCATTGGATCTCTTGAGTCAGAGGGTTAACTCTGAAGCATTTTGTATCCCCCCAGAACGCACTGTAAAGCCAACCGTCAGGAGCGAGGTAACCGTGGAAATTTTTATTTTTATTAGCCACCTTTAAATATTCCGCTGGCAAATCAATCTCCTTATAACTATCATCAGCACAATTAATAATTAAAATCTTTTTGCCCGTCCTTGGTAGGCAGAACACCTTATCAACACTTGGGACATAAGTAGCTCCGACATACTTCACACTAAATCCAGAAACTCCAGAGGTGACAGGCTTACCCTCCAATAAGAAACTGGTGCCATTTTTATCTATCTTAAGAATTTTATTTCCTAATGCTGGTGGCATATAAACATTCCCGTCTGGATCTGCTGCTGCTCCCCATACATGGCCAAAGTATCCCGGTTGTGGAGGAGTAAACGATCCAATCTGACCCGTCTTAGTGTTTAAAGTATAAATCTTTAAAGTTTTAGTATAAGATGGCATATAGATTATCCCATTCGCTCCCTCCGCTCCAGACCTAACTTGAGGACAAGAACTAAATTTCTTTTCTAAAGTAATCTCTCCTGTTGATCTTTTCAACTTACCTATAGAACTAGAATATGCTGGCAAAAAATAAGTATAACCATCCGAAGCTTCTACATTACCAATAAATCCTTTGTACCCCCGATCTTTCCTCTCTATAGTATCCTCAAGAGTGTCTGTCTGAATATGCATATCAGACTTATAACCTAAAGAGTGGATGAAACCTTTATCATCCATCGCCATTGTACGGGTCTTAGTCAGATTTCCTACGATCTCCCCTTTTAGATACTTGAAGCTTGGCCAAGATGGAGGAGAGCCATCCAAAAAAAAACCACCGCTGGTCTCCGCACTGGTCTCCGCACTAGTGTATTCAGCGGAGGTTTCAGCACTGGTCTCCGCACTGGTCTCCGCACTCGTCTCCGCACTCGTCTCCGCGCTCGTCTCCGCGCTCGTTGAGGCTAGTTCATATGCGCTAGCAGAAATTTTTAAATTTTCCAAGTCTTTGACAACCTGCTCTAAATTGCCTATCAGTTTATCAATCGTGCTATGTATCATAGTATTATATTATAGTTCAAAAAGTTGGTATTCTCAATTTAATTATTGGTGCGCCCGACTGGACTTGAACCAGTGACAAAGGGTTTATGAGACCCCTGCTCTAACCAACTGAGCTACAAGCGCATTTAAAATATCTCTGGGAAAAGAAAATTAATTATACCAGAAGCTTTGATCAAAGCTAGAAGCAAAACCGCTGATATAATATATAATCCTTTTTTAATCATTTAAAATCTTTATCGTATTTATCCGCCCAAGAAGGTTCTTTCTCATCCCCTTTAGCTTTTATGGATTCTTCATACTGCCTATCAATCATCTCATTTTGTATCTTCCTCTCTCTCCATGAAGGAGGATTGATAACATTAGGGTCTATCTTATGCTCCCGCTCAACAAACCATTGAGCAGGATGAAACATTTTCTCATCAATAAACTTAAATATTTTTTTAAATATATTCATAATTTAATAACCCCAACTATTTAAGGTGTGCTGAAAAGGAGCATCCTCTATATTACTAACCAAGTCAAGCATCTTTTCCGCTATTTCTCTGATTTCTTTTTGAGCGTGTTCACTCTTGCGTAGCTTAACAAAGTTAGCAAAGCTCCTCATATTAAACTGTACATCAGCTTGGATTCTACTGTTATAAGTTTTGAAGAAACGGGCAGATTCTTTTGCTCGTTTACGACCTAACCTTGACTCAAGAGCTTCTACACATTCATGGTAAAGTTTATTCCCATGAGCCGTGTATATCATAAGCTCATTCTGCCATGCTTCTGGCCAGTCTTCCGGGATAAACATTTTATCCTCCTTTAGTTCTTTGTATCGTGCCGACTCAGCATTAAGCGAAGATATTCTATGCTTAAGTAAGTGAATATGAGAGGCGATATCACAATCAATAAGGAAATGAACGCTACCTTTTTCAAAGGGTGTTTCATGTCCGTGGCTCCAAAGCATGTCGATGAGCTTCGGAATTCTCTCTCTTTTCTTTTCATCCAGTTCTCTTGAAGTCGATGTCCAAGCACTACAAGCAATGACTTCATCACTGCCGTAATGCCCTAATAATTCTACTGTATTTTTCATTTTTTTCTAACCTAAAGATTAACAGTTATCAATGTTTCTGGCATTATTTTTCTAACGTATAAAAAATTCCTGTTGCGATAATTTTGCATCATAGCCCTACTGAACGATTCAAAAGCTCTAGGATTCCTAGATATTTTACCGTGCTGATCTTTTCTGATACTCCAATCGGAGTAGGTTGTAGCTTGCCCCATGTCGAAGTCAATACCTATTTCTCTAGCTACGCCCCAAAAATAAAATTCATCAGCAAAGATAACTTCATTCTTTACGAAATACTTAGACCAATGATTAAAAGTCTCAACAAACTTAATCGCGTCCTTACGCCTTAAAACAAAAAATTGGCAAACTGCATTATATTTATCGAACTTATAATCTTTAACCCCCTTCCTGAAAGTCAACTGACTTTTAACTTTAGTGTGAAAACTGAAATGTTTTGCAAAGGTTGTCTTTGGATATCTTTCTTTGATCAAAGATACTGTTTCGTCTAAAGGATATAATGGTAAATGAGAATCACTAATCAAGGAGAAGTATTCATTATCTTCATCCTCCAAAGCCGCTTTGATAAGTTCTATAGTAGCCTCAACTAAAGAGAATTGCCCCCAACTAGTAGGCACTTTTTTATCTATAAAATAGTCAGAAAAGAAACGGGATTTTTTACTTTTAGAGTGGATATACAGGTTAAATAAATCTTCATCACCCCCCTCAAAAAACTTTTTCCACACCCCTTCCTGATTGAAGGAGTGCAAAGATAAATTTAAAAATGCTACTTTATTCATACTAAACTGGAGAATACCAACTTGGAGCTTCTCTTTTAGTCCACTTAGCGAAGCGTGATTTGTCGTAATTGTAATACTCCCTGTACTTTTCTACAATCGAAAGGGTATCGAAGCGAGGGTGCATACGACATTTTTGGTCTTGGCTAATAGCTACAGCGAATTCGGTAAGCGGTCCAGCTGGCACAGTAGAGCGATGCATATTGAACATACACCATTTAATAAACTGTTCAGAGAAGTGAACCTTATCGGTTCTGAACTTTTTTTCTCTAGACATAGCTAAGCCATGACGGATCAACCAGATCATATTAGATTTAGTTTTAGCGGCCCAGATAGTGCAAGGATGTTTTGAGTAGGAGTGTTTACGAGCGTTACCCTTCTGACTCCTTGGGCAGTCTTTATCTTCTAAAGTCTCCAGCGAGAAACAATTAGCTAACATCTGAGCGGTTTCGACAATCATCTTTGAAACATGCTTGTCGCAAAGGTTTTGGGCTGCTTTATATGGGTCTTTATCTGTAACGAATATGTTCATTGCCCAGTTAAAATATCAGTCTATCCTCCTGAGTCAAGCGGTTTTTTACTTTTTTTGATTAAAGATTCGATATCGTAGATATAACATTGGACTCCATTATACACAAAATCCCACATAATACTCTCCAGTCTAGGATCTGGCTGAATCTTTTTAACCAGATCGTCATAAAGCTTCTCTTTCTCTAGGTCTAGACCAGCTAAAGCTTGTTGAGCCTCTTTAATTAAGGCGATTTCCTCTTTAACACTCATAACTTATCATAATATATGAAATACTAACCCAAAAATCAACTAAAAAGTGTAATTAATAGTGTGAAGAGGCTGTCTCATGTAAACGTTCTAAATCAAAAAATAAAAATTAGCTACGAAGAGATGGAAGATTGGGGCGAATGCTTTTTGGATAATAAATTAATTAAATTGAATAAAAAATGCCTCAAAGACCCAGAACAACATTGGTGGACATTAGTCCACGAGGTAACACACATGATATTTGAACTCTCAGGAATAGCTTTTATGGCAGAAAACGATGAAGAAGCTTACGTCAGATGCGTGGAAAACCTAGTCATACCTTGGGTTTTAGAGCATCAACACTTAAAAAAGATGAAAAAATAAAGTATTTTGAGTGTAATAAATAGTATGCCATTACCAACCCCCAATAACGGAGAAAAAAGGTCTGAGTTCATTAGCCGTTGTATGGTTGATCTCACAACTAAAGAAGAATTTAAAGACTCTAAGCAGAGAGCTGCCGTATGCTCGTCACAGTTTCAAAACGCAGAAAGCAAAGCCTCTATCGTTGTCGGAAACCCTTGGGACGAAAGCGATTTATACTACTATTTCTCTGAGTCTAGCGAAAAAGAAACAGACCATTACTTCGATACAAAAGAAAAAGCTTTGGAAGATGCTAAAAAATTAGGATTAAAAGGTTTCCACACTCATACAAATGATGATGGCAAAACCCTATATATGGCTGGCCCAAATCATGAAGCTTTCATGAAACGCCATGATGAAATCCTCAAAGAAAAGTCTGATAGTAGCCTCTGGGAAAACATCAGAAAGAAAAAAGAAAGAATCAAAAGGGGTTCGGGAGAGAAGATGAGGAAGAAGGGCCAAAAGGGAGCGCCTACTGCAGACCAAATTAAAAAAGCGAAAGGGCAGTAGTTAAAAACTCCGCTTCCTTAAGGTTTTAAATATATCATAAAGGAATTGATCCTTTTTGGTAGCCTCCCTGACTTTATTCTTTAGCTCAAAAGAATGTGAAGTATGGGCAATCTCTCTTTTGATTACCCAACCATCTTCAATAAAATAATCTGTATCCCACTCAAACACTTCGGAAATATAATCCAAAGCTATCAAATGCCTTTGAGCGTCAGATATTTCAATCTGGACCTCTTGTTTACCTGTGATCTTCATGCGTTATAACTACACTAATAAATCAATATCCGTCAAGAGTAAATTTATGTTTAGCTTCCTGCCACTGTCTATGATTCAACCTACGTCCACCTAGATAGTAGACTTTTTTACCATTTTTCGTGGTGATTGCTGGCCCATTTAGGTTATGCAGTCTCCCATGATCCCAATACTCTTCGCAGCCATTATTGAGTATAACCGCTGGCTTCCCTTCTCGATGCTTCACCGTCCGATTGATATCTTCAAAGTATCGAACCCCATCAAAATCAACACGCATAAACGAACTGTTTTCTGGATTAGCGTGGTATATTTGTTTTTCCATATTCTTAAAAAGTAGCTTTGGAGGGAATCGAACCCTCACGATCTAGGATCAATGGATTTTAAATCCACAGCGTCTACCAATTCCGCCACAAAGCCTTAGTTAATTGTTAGACTATAATACATTATTTGTATATGCCGTCAACCTCAAAACAAAAAAAAATGAGACCGCCTGTTAAGACGATCTCATATGCCCCCCATAATCTGAGGCGTTTAAAAAGATGATAATTTATTTATCACCCTTGTCCTTAGCTTTGCCAAAATTCACACTGAGGAAATCAACCACTTTGTAAACTTTAGATAACCAACCTCCTTCTTTCGGAGTAGGAGTAGCAGCTGCAAAAGCACTAGCCGCAGCGATAACAGCGGTAGCCCAATTAAACCAAGCTTGCCCTTCAATAAATTGTGTAATTGCGTCCATAATAATAGTATTGTTACTGTATATTACACCAAAAACCCCATAAAAATAAAATTATTTTCCCTGACCGTTATAAGGTTTCTTATAATTAGTAGAACCTTTGATCTGAGAAGTTTTACTTTTAGCGTGAACCCCTTTTCTACGGATTCGTTTTTTTCTTTCGTAAGTTACTCCTTTTTTCACCTAATTATCTTTCACAAATTGACCATCCACCATCTTGCCAGTGCGCTTTTTAATGATATTATAAGCCGCTTCTAAACAATCAACACTATCCATATTAACCATCTTAGCTAACAAGATAATAGTCACAAGCATATCGCCGATACCGTCTTTAGCTTCTGCTAAAGCGTCCTCTTCAAGAGAAATATTACCAAAATCATCTGACAATAAAACGTCATCTAGTATTTCTTGGTTAGTAAGAGAAGCGAGTTTCTCCAAAGCTTCTTTAGTTTCATTTAACTCTTCTTGAGTTTTATCGAGCTGGCGGAGTGGAGTTGACTTGGCAAAAATACCTTTGTCTTCTCCCCATTTTATTACTAATGCACTTAGTTGTTCGTAGTTCATAGATTCTTGACTCTTTATCAATTGAGTAAAATATTTTTCAAAGTTCCTCATTACAAGTAAACGAATTTTGGAGCTATCTCTTCTAACTCCTCACAAAGCCTTTGTATTTCTCCTCCAGTCATCCCCGGTGCTAAATTTTTTAATTGAAACATCTCCTCATAGAACTTAATATAATCCTCCTTCTGTTCTATATATTCGTTAGTCTTACTGTTTCGGATGTGGTCTCCAAAAGTTTCGTAAATAGTGGTATCAATACACTTTTCGACTGGATCAAAGCAGCTTTGGCTAACAACCCATTTGAAGATATCAGAGCGATTCACTTCTATATTTTTAATTTCTTCAGAACCCATTATTCGCTTTGGTTATTAATCAACAACCCCATCATAGCTAGTATGATGGGGCCGTCAACTATAGTTTTAATTTATTTACAAGAATCCACCAAAGCAGCTTCTTTATCTCTACGCCTTAGTAAACCATCTAAGCCTTTACCAGCCCAGATCCTTTTCATATTCCTTATCTCTTGAGCGATTGCCTCATAATTTTTACTAGAGACAAGACCACGGATACGAGCCATTTCAGCTCGACGAGAACCTTTGATGGAACTGCCACGGTTAAATACTAAACTAACCAAAGCGCCAAAAGCATCCGGCTCTAGCTGATCTGCTCCGGGGAAAGCCCTCAATGTCATTTTAATGAATCGAGGAATTGTATTATTTTTAAATACATTTAAAGCTGAACCCCAAGGGATTTCAATGTCTCGCACACTAGATAATCTAGAGTTGGCAGAACTACCTTTGAACCCCAAACATTTACGAAGGCGGTTGTAATCAGAATCATCAATTCTACCCCCCCAATCTTCTTGGAACTGACTAGTGCTGTTATAACCTAAATCATAACCTACACCAATAGTGACTCCACTAGCACCTTTTGGCCAACATGGACGTTTTAGAAAACGATTATAGTAACCCTCTCCACCTCCAACCTCATAGTCCAGAACCAACTGAAGAGATCTGGGGGACAAAAGCTCTTTAGTGTTTTCTTCGGATTCGTGTTGGCAGGTGGAAGGCGTTACGAAATCATCATCAACCAATAAGGTTTTAAGGGTCTTCCAAGTAACTGGCCCATCCACACCATCATCTTCAACTTGAAGAATCCTTTGCACATATTGGATCAGTTCCTTTTCTTCTTTACCCTCAAGAAGACCAGCTACGATAGCTGACCAAGTTTGGACGCCATCAACACCATCTACAGTTATGTCTAACTCAGATTGAATGTCTTTGACGATCTGGCTTTTCCCAGAGAATCTCATGATTAAGATTCTGCAGGAGCCTCTTCAGATTCTTCAGGCTGCTCGATCTGGGACTTGGCTTGCTCCTGAATTTTAGTAGCAAGGAAAGAACCAGCTTCAGCGACTTGGAGTCCTTGAGCTTTGATGGCCGCATCAATAAGTTGCAGCAATACATTCAGTTCGTTTTCTTGAAAAGATAAGTTAATTTCATTCATAGTTACTGAATAATAAATATTATGACGAATAATTCAAGAGTTTTTTTTAAGAAAATTACTCAGGGTCTTCTTCAGCAGGAGCTTCTTCAGCAGGAGCTTCTTCAGCAGGAGCTTCTTCTTCGACTACAGGCTCTTCGACTACAGGCTCTTCGACTACAGGAACAGTCTCAGCCCAAGTCTTAAGCGGCCCTACAGCAGCAACTATAGCTTCCATAGCTTTGGCGACCTCGGGGACTTCGTTAACACAGCTCCAAAAAGTTTTGCGCCCGTTAATCCGATTTGGAACATTGAGATACTCAACTCCTTCATTGTCAACGGTGATGTGGATAGCCTCAGAACCTTCTGTAGCATCATAAGGAACTAACTCAATACTGATATTGCCTTGATCATTACCTTCAGCGTTGAGCTGTGGGCAATGAATGTTAATATTGCGGACCCATACAGAATCAAAAGATTTCTCTGCGACAGCAGGAACGGTAAATGAGGGTGAACGTGAAATAGCCATGATTTTTTATAATTATATCTTTAATTACACTATTTTAAATAGAAAATACTATTTTTACTCAGATTCTTCTTGTTTAGCATCATGATAAGCTTCAATGGCTGGGATAGCATCAAATATGGCTTGCATAGCGGCGGCAGCTTCTGGGACTTCATTAATAACATCCCAAAGCTTTAATTGCATACCTTTAGCATTTTCCCTATCTGGATCTTCATCTGAATCCGCATCATATGGAACCAATTGAATAAACAAATAACCTTTTGAATCATTGAGAGCATCAATCGTCATTTGTGAAATCCATGTGTGGGGAAGAATTTTCTCCGCTTTAGCTGGAATTACCACTGGGGTATCTTTTTTTATTGGCATATTATATTATATTATATTTTTTAAAATTATCAACCGTTATACCAGTTGGAACCATCAGAGTATACGGGGCAGAAGTAACTCCCACCACCGTAAACTCCACTTCCGTGAGACTCTTGTAGGTTGTAGTAGCTGTCACTCACGAAGGCCCGTTGACCAGCAGGAGACGCTGAAGGTAGCGTAGCTACGGTGTACACTTTAGCTTTGATTGTTCCTTCAACGTGCATTTTCGCAGAAGGTGTTGAGGTTCCAATACCCACGTTACCACTTCCTGCCCCATCCATATAGAATGCATTAGACTCAGTATCTGTTTCAATTCTGAAGTTAACATCTGCTCCATTTTCATTAATAACGATCTGATCGTGCGTTGATTCCTGAAGAGTCAACATCTTCACGTTACCTGCGTAGAAGTTAATCTGGTCAGTAGTCAACTGCATGTAAGTGTTAGAGTCACCATCATGGGCTATTTTCTCACCTACATTAATGTTGCCGCTTACTGTAACGTTACCGCTGCCATCAATAACAAGCCGATCTTGACTCTGGGCTACATCTGTAATATAAAATTTATTAGTGGCTCCAGCTACCCCAAGTCTGTAATTACCAGTTATTGACCCTGTTCTTTGTAAATATAATTGGGCAGGACTATTATTAGTAACTACATGTAATTTCGCACTTGGACTAGTTGTTCCTATACCAACGTTACCAGCAGAAATGTGGTTAGCTGTTCCATCGGTATAAAAAGCTATTTTTTCTACACCCCCGTCATACATGTGGAATCTTGCTCCATCAGTTGCCTTTTCTGCTATTTTGACAATAGCGTTAGTGTTGCTGTTCCCCTGTATTGTTAAAGCAGAGTCGTTTGAGCTAACACTGTTTGACTTTATAGTTAAAGGCGATGTTGGAATCGCTACTCCTATACCAACTCTCGCATTAGACGTATCAACACGCATAACAACAGATGCGTCTTGATGTCTAAAGTCAATAGACGAACCACTATATGTCTGGACAATATCTGTATAAGATACTCCTGTAGTCGTTGTGTTTCCTACTACGTGTAGCTTTTGCGACGGACCAGTTGTTCCTATACCAACGTTGCCAGAAGAGTCAAATATCACCTGATTTGCTGCTGTGCCTGTGCCTGCTGGTCTAAAATATAATTTCCCTCCAGAAGAGTTGATCCAATATTTATCAGCAGTGTTTTCGGAGAATCTTATATATTGACCTTTACCAGAATGACTCTCAATGTATAATGAAGAATGATTATCTGTTGATTCTATTCTCGCTCCAGAATCACCACTGAATAAAACATGCAGAGGTCTACTTGGACTAGTTGTCCCTATACCAACGTCACCTGTTGATGCGTCTGCTCTAAACATAACATTCGCAGATGTATCAAATATATCAAAATCACTGTTTTGGGTTACACCAAATGCTAATGATGCAGAATTAGGTCTTGTAAAGTATAAACCTGATGTGCCGTGAATTAATCGATATGTTTCTTGTGAGCTTCTCGTAAAGCGCAAAGCTTCTCCTGTACTGTCAATATGTAGTTTTGAGTCAGGAGTAATTGTCCCTATACCAACGTTACCGTCAGTATCGATAATCATCCTGTTAGTGTAGGAATTATTAGCGTCATTAACCTGCCTGAATAATAACCCTTCTCCTGCTACACCAACCGCCCTCATCTCCCAAGTTCTGATATTAGCAGTTCCTCCACCTGCATAAAGTCTAATAATGGAATCAAGGCCGCTACCTGCTACTTCTAAATTAGTAAAGGGACTAGTTGTTCCTATACCAACGTTACCATTATTATAAACAGTGAGATGCGGGTCTTGTGTATTGTCACCTGAAAACTGTAATCTTTGATTCGTGCCATCCAACGCTAATAATTGGCCCAATACAGTACCATCTGATTTTGCAAATCTTATGCTAGGTCTAGCAGAACCAGCTGTAGGATCTTTGTCTCTTATTATTAAAAAGTTAGAATTTGTATCTGTGTTTCCAGCTATTTCTAATATGCCAGCAGGACTCGTTGTTCCTATACCAACTTCACCAGAAGAGGTAATACGCATTGCTTCACTTAACGTAGAACCAGTATGCACTTTAAATTGCATATATGGACCTCCAGAAGTTGATGGTCTGCCAAAGCCAATTATTTGCGCCACCGAAGTATTGGTATTCGCCGCTACATAATCAAAAGAAAGAATCTTGGGGCTTTCTCCAAAAGCACTCGTAATTTTTAATTCAGTACCGTTAGCACTAGAGGGCGCTTCTATTTCTAACGTACTAGCAGGACTAGTTGTTCCTATACCAACGTCGCCTTCGGCTGTAGCAATTAGTACTGTATTGCTTTGCGTATTCAGTCTAACATCATCTCCAGCAGATTGTGCATTTATTATGGCATCAGTAGCGTAACTAATTAACTGTGTTGGTCTTAATTGGTGTTGATCATTGCCACTTGTATCAACAGCTCTGACAGTTCCTACTACATCTAGTTCTTTTGCGGGACTCGTTGTTTTTATACCAACATTATATGCCTCCCCGACTTTCTTAAGAGTCAGCATATTAGTTATATTAGCTCCAGAGCTTACTAAATTAAAATAAGCGACTTCTCTATCACTATCAGCCCTACCAGCATTAATCAATAACCCTCTATCATTGCTATGATTTATTAAGATCGCTGCGCCTGTGTTATCGCTATCATTCCCTCCTTGGAACCTAGCAACAAGATTGAAAGCGCCTGTTGTTGATGGACCTACTACGTGAAGTTTCGGGGTATTGATGCTTAAATCTTGATCAGATGGACTCGTTGTTCCTATACCAACGTTACCTAAATTATCGATTGTAAGTAACTCAGAAGCTTCATGTGTGATAAAGAAATCGGAGGTCGAACCTACCTTTCTGTTGCCTAAATACCAATCATTGCTATCGACTCTGAAATGAGCGACTGCCATCGCCCCACTTGTTAAACTTTCATTCTCGATCCTTATCCCATTTGCATCAGCAAGATCCGTATCATCGTCGGTGAATTTTAAATGAAGCTTTCTAGTAGGAATCGCTGTTCCTATACCAACATTACCATCAGTTCTATTTATTACGAAAGCTTGAGAAACTTGTGCCGTTCCTATTTCTAACCTATTAGCAAAACCATCATACTTCATCCACGCTTGGTGCGCTCCACCATCCGTCTCAGCGAAAGCAAGTTTACCACTGTTTGCGGAGTTTCCTGTTTCTGCATTTATTAAAATTGTTGGATCAGAATCTCCTTGGACATTTAATAAAGCGTTTGGACTCGCTGTTCCTATACCAAGTGTACCTATATTTTTTAAATTTCTATTTATATCTATAAACTGTACGTGAGTACCATCACCTATATATAAACCATTCTCAGAAGCTGTAGCACTATCTGCCCTAAATCTCAATTCATTTCTATTCGACCAATCTGTTGGATCGTTGCTAGGAAATCCATACGCATAAAAACCACCTTCCGCAGCAAAAACGACATTTTCGGAAGCATAATTTAAATTATCTTTAATAACAGTTTTAACATCACCAGCTACAATAGCAACTGTATCATCATTGCCTAGAGCAATAGCTCCATTGTTTGATAGTCTAGAAAGCACTGTTAACTCAGTACCAGATCTATCAACTTTTAACAAAGGTACTTCTGAAGAATACTCTCCAGCATCTGTTGTTGGTTCATGGTCAAACAGAATATAACCATTAGAAGTAGTAAAGGTAAGCTTGTTATTTATTGTGGTGGAGCCTATTGAGAATGTGCCGTTTATATTAGGGTTTTCTAAGTTTAAAGTTGTATTAGCACCACCTATCGTAAGTGTTACCGCACTACCATCACCTTTTATACTACCAGATTGTTCAAAAAGGACATCAACATTGTTAGTGCCGTCACCTATGTAAACATCAGACGAACCATCACCTAGTAAAACATCACCAACAGCATTACTTAATACTAAGTTGTTGCCATCTTGCTCTATTTTACCAGCATTAGCACCAGCAGTTGTTTTAAACTGGATGTCATTCGCTGCTTCTAAATTTATATTATTTAAAAATTTCGCCATATTATATCCTTCCTGATATTCGTTTTCTGTTTATACTTAACTCTGATCTTCCTCCAAATTTTGTTTTTATTTTTGGTGGAGTAGCAAAAATAAATTTTAAATCTCTTATGTAACCTATTTCTTCTTGGTTGTCACTATCCCAACTGTAACCCGCCATCAAAGTGTAAGCATACTTTTGGGCAGCTATTGTTAATGTTTTTTGCTGCCACTTTCCTGAAGCATCGTCAAACCTAACCTCATCTTTAAAACCGTTTGCCAAACTTTTCTTAACATTAGCATCTGAACTAGAGCCATATGTAGTTTCACCAGTGTAATAACATTGATACCTACCTAAAGCAGAGTTAGTATGAGGTTTTGCGGTTAAATAAGGATAGCTCCAACTACCACTTCCTTGACCTTTAAACTCACCTTTTACTATAATAGATGTGTTGGCTGGTACATATAAAATTTCTTGTCCTACTAAATAGTATTCTGATCTTAAGTTTACAACATTCCATATGTCGCCACCGTCTCTATTGTATTTTAAATTATAAGAGTTTTCAACTACGGCGTTTAACCCTTCTTCAAAACACCAATCTTGAAACTGTGACATCATCCAGTGACCACCACCTCTATAAGTTGCAGCCCTGCCATCACCACCACCATTACCCATATAGTCATTGCTATCAACAATACCAAAAGTATCTGTATATCCTGCATATACATCTGGGATCTGTTTGTAGTATTTGTTTTGTATATATGAATCTTGAAACACAACATCACCACCACCTACACCAATATAAGGAATGTTTCTAAAACCATCTATGTGAAATCTTCTAAAATGAGAGTTCGGTGCTTGGTAATACATGTACATGGGTCTCTGCTCATGATTTAATAATATCATATTATGAACTGGGTTCATCTCTCTATTGTGATGAGTCATAAATCCATAATCATCAGATCTAGTAAAATAACAATAAGCCCATTCATTGGATGGCTCGTACATACCATCGTTATAAAAGCTAGAGTACGAATTACGAGTACCGTAGTTGTTTACAAACTGAGTATCGTGATGTGAAGACCATTGCCAGTAACCCCTATCTCCAGAGTTAACAGATATACAGTTTCTATGCATAAAAGTGTGTGTATGTCTCGTGTTCATACCACCATAAGAACCATTAGGAACTGGTGAGTTATATACCACGCAGTTTTCATACTTACTTTGATAATCATATCTAGAGTCTGTGGTATATGAATTATCCCTATATCTACTATTATAACCAGCTACAAAAACTTGCGCTCTATAAAAATTATTATTGGTATTACCACCCATACCATTCCATACTACATCTTTCAAACCTATTTCTCTAGTACTGGCTCCACTGTAGTCAGTGTAATACTCTACGTAGCAAAATGCCCTTACATCAGAATCAACAGCTTTTATTTCTATTGATCTATTTAATCTTTGCACTAAGCTGCCAACTTTTCTCACATTAGCTATAGCTGGACTAACTGTCAATGTGTTTCCGCTTTTACCTGTAACAGAATACTCGCTATTGTAATCCCAATTAGTGTCAACATCGTTATTAACGTCAATATTTATAGTGTCTCCAACACTTATATCTGTTGCATCACTAATAGTTACAGTAGTATCATCAACAGCTGCTGCACTCGTAAGTACAGCGGCGTTTTTCCTAACCGCACTTCCTGATAAATGCTTTTTATCTAAACCAGTTTCGTATACCTCTGTACCGCTTGATATAGTACCAGATATACTTGAATTCAAAGTTATAGTATTGCCACTTATAGCAGTAATAGTTCTGACATTTCTATTACTACCAGTTCCAAAAATAATGACATAACCCACTCTAAATATATTAGCATGGTCAACCACTAAAGAAGTTCCACTGGCTGAAGAAACTATAGCTTTAGGACCGACGAATTTTTTAATATATATTCTATTGTTCGCCGTATCAATATCATGAACCCAACAACCTTCGTCTGCTCTGACTCTTTGATCCTGTTGCCCAGCGTTATAGATAGCTATCCAATCACCGATACCAAAACCTGTTTCATCAACAACTGTTAAATAAGAATCTTCAACACCAGCTTCGGAAGATATTGTTGTAGTTGTTACACTATCATCACCTATAAATTTCCAAGATGAGTAGGTAACATTTTCTATCCATATACCGTGTTGGTCAGCATTATCACCATCAAATTCTAAAATTATATTGTTCCCTGTTGCAGATAATAAAGCTCCAGAAGAACCGCCACCTTCAGTAAAGTCTTGAGCAGATACGCCATTACTTTTAGAGTAATCAGTAGACCCGTTACCCTGAACTGTAATCCTACCGTTAATTCTCATTATACCATTAGTAGCAAAATGCAAATTACCTCTAACCAATATATCACCAAAGCCAGCACTACCAGCTCTTACATCAGAGTTAACAGTAACCTTGTGTCCCTGAGCAATAGTAAAAGTATCTCCATCAGCTGGAGTTGAGCCACCCCAAGTTGATGAACTTGACCAATTACCTGATTGTGTACTAGTTAATGCTGCCATCTAATTCTTCTATTTGTTGGTATTCAGATACATCCAAAGCTATTTCGAAAGACAGAGTGTCATCGTCATCTACAATAGTGTTATTATTAATAACAGCAACTATATCTTGATCTTTTGTTAAGTTAAGCTCGCTGTTTGATTTATTATACTGGATTTTTATTATCATTTAATTTATATTATGAAATTGCGGGCATTTTAGTTATAAGAACCAAGTAGTCTTCACTTGACGTTGGAGCAACGCCAAACAAAACATCTATGGCATTATCAGAATTTCTTTTAACAGTAGTTTGAACAACTTCGTAAGTTGCTCCCGTTCCGTTATCACCATAATCCAATAATTGCGTCATAACGTGTGGAGTTCCAAAGCTGTGTGTCACAGTGAAAGTTGTTGCTGACCCGTCACCTGATATTTTTTTAGTAAGCTGACCACTAATAGTACCATTGACTGTTAAGTCTCCTGAAACTGTGACATCTCCTGCAAAGGTTGCGTTTGTGTTTTCTGCGATAGTTAAAGCAAGGTCACCTAAATCATTATAATTAGCTCCACTACCAGCATTTGTAGCGTGATTATCTACATAAAATTTAATAGCTTTCGGAGCAGAGTGAACAGTGTCATTCGCTGTTCCTGCTGACCTTAAGAATATTAATGAATCATCATAAGATGCAGTCCCACTAGTGACCGCCGCCGCTGTCATTTTAAATCCAGCTCCTACTGCTGAAGCCGTATTAACTACATCGTGCTTTACCGATATGAATACTCTACCATCAACGCTTTGTACATTATTGCTTACATGCAAAGGCTCTGCTGGTTGATTTGCTAAAGCAACAGAGCTAGTCAATCCAATTTCTAATTTATGAGAAGGACTAGTTGTTCCTATACCAACGTTACCAGCGTTAAACCAACTGTCTCCTTGGGCGCTTAACCTAATATCCTCGTTATTAGAAGCGTCTAAGATAGATATCTTTCCTGAACCTACCCCATCTAAAGAATGATTAATTTTGACAACGCCATTTGAGTTTGAAAAATGAGCTATATCTACACTTGTAGTTGCAGTCGCAGCCACTTCTAACTTAGTGCTAGGACTCGTTGTTCCTATACCAACGTTACCGCCGTTTTCAATAACCATTCTGGGATACTGACCGTCAGCGGTAAATTGGAAGTCGCTGGCACTAAAATCTATTTTTTTATAAGTGCTGCTCGACCTATTATAACTAAATATTATATTTCTATTATGATTGTCTTGAGGTATAAATTCTAAGGCTGTTTGGCTATTCGATCCATCCATACCATCAGCCACAACAAGCTTAGAACTAGGATTAGTTGTTCCTATACCAACGTTGCCGTTATGGAGCAAACTCATCACATCCAAAGAAGGTGTTGAAGAGTCTGTGGTGCCAGCTAATCTAATATCTAATCTAGTATAGGGCAAATTATTAGCAACTGCTTCCTGCCTAGATAACATAAAATCTACAGCACTATCTTTTCGCAGTGTGTGTGAAGAATCAGTGATATCTCTAACTAGTCTTAAAACCGATACCGCTGTAGTATTACTTGAACTTGTAATATCAGCACCATGAACTTCTAATGGAACATTAGGACTAGTTGTTCCTATACCAACATTACCGCCGTAACTTTGTAAAGAAAGATCGCCAGCATTACTCGCTCCTGAAGTAGTCTGTAATTGATAACTCCCTCCACTATCATACCTTCTGATATAAAGCGAATCAGTTGATCCATTTGCTATTGTTACGGGTGTACTGGTCCCTGACCCAACATTAACTGTTAATTTGGCTGTCCCGCCAACTGTTGTAGGACTCGTTGTTCCTATACCAACGTTACCAGAGGAGTCGATACGCATTCTTTCACTACCAACAGTTTCATCAGTAAAAACTAATGAAAAATTATTAGAGCGAACAGAATAATATCTTTGACTATTTTGTAACCCAATTCCAGTAGGGTTTGTAGTAGAACTAGAAACGTGGAGTAATTGCGAAGGATTAGCTGTCCCTATACCAACGTTACCGCCAAGCGGATTAATAGCTAATTTATAATTAACACCAGTCCCAGCATCGTGAGCTTGCATCCAAGCATAGTATCCAGAAGCACCTGTAGTACCCATATCTAGGAAGACCGTTGAACTTCCCTTTATGGAAAAAATACTCCCTTGAAAAGTTCCGCTAACCGACGGAGCCGCAGATGTACCAAAGACTTGTAATTTAGCACTCGGACTAGTTGTTCCTATACCAACATTGCTATTATATCCAACAGACATTATAGTTACTGGTGTTTGACCACTAGTACGTGCAATATTGAAGTCCATTCTGGAATCAGCAGTGGAGTTCCAATAATTTAAAATCTGGTTTCTATAGTTGTTGGTTGTATCATAATTAAATTGTATACCTTCTGCCTGTGCATTACCTATAGAAAGATTTTTTTCGGGACTCGTTGTTCCTATACCAACTTCGCCAGAGGAGGTGATGTTTAAATTACCCGCATTTAAACTAGAGTTAAGCCCCAATGAAGCCTTCGAACCTTCAGCTACTAAAAAAATACTAGTATCATCGTCAGCTACTATAATAGCACCTCTATTATCAGTAGATCTAAATTCAGCTACAACATTTTGAGAGCTTTCAATATCTAAAGGCGCACTAGGGTCATCTATTCCAATGCCAACCTTATCCCCGCTAACCACTAAAGCATTTGTTCCATATTCTCCTATGGTAATCTTATCATGGCTAGAAGTACTTTCTACCTCCACAATTGGCAAACCAGCGGCATCGTTAACGCTGAATACAGTCCCCGTGACTTCATCAGTCACCCCAAACAAACGTCCATTTGCACCTTCAACGCTGAACCTATCAAGATAATTGACTCCAGTAGCAGAGCTATTGATTTCAACACCCGCATATCCATCGTATTGTATGGCAACTCCTGAAGCATCCCCCGTCAACGTAGGAATGTTCGAAACACCCGCCGTATTCCCATCGAAATAAATCCCAGATTCTGGGGCTGTGATTATGTTTGCCATTGTATTATATTACACTTGTTTAGAGACCAAATCTCGATTTTGTTGCGTTAAAGTTCTGTAGAACTTCTGAAGTTGTTAAGGTTTTGTTGTATATTTTTAACATAGGTAATTCTCCTTCAAGGAACCAAGTGTTATTACCCCGTTGACCTATTCTCCAAATACCCGACCAGTCAAGTGCGGTAAGAGTAGCGGCTGCTGAAGTTTCTAACGCTCCATTGTAGTATGCTTTACCTCCTTCAGATTGTTTAAATGTAAAAACCACATGGTGATAGTTGCCAGATGATAGTTCAGTGGAAGTGATAAAATTTTGACCACCACTATTTGCCGCAGGTATCATCCTAATGTATAATCTACCGTTACCATCGAATCTAATCCAATGATCTATTCCACCACTGTTAGGGACTATCACCGCAGGAGAAGAAGTTGGGTTATCTGGCTTAATTATTAGTTCAACGCTAAACCCATCAGAAGAAGATACATTCGGATCTGATATTTCAAAATAATCATCTGTCCCATCAAAAGTAATTTGTGCGTTGCTGTCGAATGATGCGTTTGATACATCTATATTGGTCGTTCCAGTCAGATCTATAAGTGAGCCTGTCGCCGATCTGGTCCCCCCTAATATAAAAGGAGTTGCATGGCTTCTTTCTTCTATTTGGTAATCTCTCCAATATGCGTCTGCATTAATAGTAGTGCCGACACATTGACATCTTATTGTATTAATAGAAGTATTACCTTCTCCCCCATATATTGTTACGGACAATCTTTCCCAATCACCTCCCCCTGAGTGATAACTACTTCCATACCCCCAATAACTGCTTCCGCTTCTAGTGGTATTAACGTGTATTCTAGCCATAGAAGCTTGATCAGTTTTGCACCACACTGAAACTGTATAAGTTTTACTGCTATCTATAGATCCCGGAGCTATTCCAGAAAAATTACTTTCGCTATTACCGCCAGCTCTTTTTTTCATTTTCCACGCTCCTGTGAATCCCGGACCCCTATAGTTAGGTACCCACTCCATTCCTCCATCGGAGCTTATATTAGAATCTGGATAATAAGACCAATCCCAGATCGTTCCATGTAAATTATTGTGGAAAGTAGCATTACTAGTAAAGGCAGTATTGGGATTAGTAGGGACCATAGTACCAACATTAAATGTAGTAGTTGGTTCTCCTCTATTGTATCTGTATGTCTCATGACTTTGAGACACCAGTGGGTATCCAGTATCGAAACCAAACACCAATCCATTTGTAATAATATCTGGGTTTGCATGTGCGCTCATAGTCCGAATCTTCCTTTCGTTGCGTTGTAGTTTTGGAGGACTTCTTCTGCTGTCAAGGCTTTGCTATACATACTAACCGTGGGTATTTTCCCAATAAAATACCTATTTACACCGCCAGCATTTGATAGACCTACCCTAAAATCAATTGAAGTGTCTATGCTTGATGAGGCGTTAGCAGAGTTATTTGTATTACTAGAACTATTAAAAATACCATTGGTATATCTAGTGATATAAGGGCTAGAAGTTCTATCAAAAACAAGTGTATGATGTTGCCAAGAATTTACTGATGAAGTAAATGACATTGATGCTATGAGTCCTGATGCTCCATGCACATAAAAACTACCATCTCTGAAGTCAAACCCTTGAGAAGTGCCATTTCCTTTACCTACATATCCACCACCCTGATATCCAGTTCCAGTTCTATATGTTACAAATGATAATGTAAAATTGCCCGTTTCTGGATTTAAAACGTCAGGGTCTCCTAGATTAACATAACTATTGCTGCCTTCAAAAATTAAAGACCCCCCACCCTCAGAAGAGAAATCAGATTGATCATTCATATTTACAAAGGTTCCATTATTACTACCCGCACGATCTTTCCACTGTCTTTGGTAAGAAACAAATGGTGTAGCTAATGGAGAAGATGCGCTAGTATGTTCAACTTGAATCTCTTTGACATCTACCGTCATATTTTCTGTCGCTAGAGTATCGAAGAAATCATGGGTCTCAGTATAAGATGATCTTGTACCATAAGCCGTTTCATAATACCAACCATCCCCAATGTCTGTCGTTACCCGTGTAACACTCTGGTCACAAAAATCTGTAATATAAAAAGAGCCTGATCCAGATGTTATTTTATACTTATAGCTCATTATATAAGTTTCCCCGTTTGTGAGGTTTGTATGGTCGAAAGCAAACCTAAGTTGGGCATTATTATCGGACCCTTTATCAAGGACAAACCTGTAGTGGTATGAGTTAGCGTCTACAGTAGATTGAGTTCTGACAGTCGCTCCTAAATCTGCTGTAGTCCAGTTAATCGTGCCATTTGAATTATTAGCTAAATTAGTAGTAGGAGGAGCCAATAAACTCTTTTTATCCGCTGCATCTAAGCAGAGGACTAACCCATCTGTTATTATTTTTGGTGAATATGACGTAGCCATAATTATGAGAATCTACCTTTTGTAGCGTTATAGTTTTGAGTGCGCTCCGCTTCTGATAAATCTTTTTCGTATACTGTAGCATTAGCTATTTTCCCATGGAATTCATGGTCAGTATCGTTATTGTGACCACCCAACCACAAACCATCATTCAAAACATAAGTACTATTTACAGATTTAGTATGTGTTAAAATATTATTAATATAACAATAAGCGTTAGTACTATTGATTACTATTGTCACATTAAACCAATCGGAAGTATTGGCGGTAATTGCAGTTATCTGATTAGAACCCCAAGCAGAATTTCTTATACCCCAACCAAACTTTTCAGAAAGTGTAGTATTTATTCCAAAATATAATCTTTGATTTGAATCATTATTACCCCTAGATTGCCCAGTACTAAGTATCATCATATTTTTTGTTATGCTGTCTATTTTAAACCAACATGATACAGTAATAGGATTATTGTTAGGGTTATGGTCAGCTCCCCAAGTTGTGCGTATATTATCATTTGTTCCATCAAGTTGAATTAATCCATTATTGTTTGAACTAAAAGTAGGACCGTTGGTTAATGTGCCATGATTCCCATTCCCGCTTCTGTCGGTCCAAGTCGTGCCACTACCTCCATACGACTTACCATCCCCTGCATCTAAGCAGAGAACTAAACCATCAGTAACTATTTTTGGTGAGTGGGATAATGCCATAATCTATTCTCCCATTTGACCTGTGGGCGTCCACGCTTCTTCAGCAAGAACCTCAAGGATCTGACTGTGAGAGTATGGTCCTTCAGTATTAGTTAAATCAGAAACAAAAGATGGAGTTTCACCCTCCCATTTAACAAACGATTTTGTTTCATCTACTGACAAGCGCAGTGTTTCCGTTGAAGTTTCCAACACGTTTTTGAAGTCAATTGAATCGACTTCGGACATATTGAAAATTAAGTAATTTCTATTCTCGAACATATTTTTATTTATTTTAAATGTTTTTCTAATGCATCTACATCCTTTCGGGTTCCATGCACCACATAATTATACTGGCCATTGGGGGCTAATCCACTGACTTTTATTCTTTTATTGTTTTGCTCCACAACAAAGAGCTGCTGCATCTGACCAACAGAAGTCAATTGAACTGTCACACTGTCTTCATGAACAAGCCAATCCCATTCTTCTGGTAGTTCAACTACCTCTTGATCTGACTTACCCCGAACATACACGCTATGTTCGTCGGTCTCGACTACACCGTATTGAAGGCGACCGCCTTTGTCGGGGTTGTCGATTATAAATGATTTAGTTGTAGCTGCAAAGTGACCATTGACTTCTAGATCTGCGGAAGATGGTGTGACTCCGATACCAACACGACCGTTATTATCTATGGTGACCAAATTGCCATTCCCGTTTTTAAATAGAAACCCTCTTGTTGTTGAATCTAAATCAAATGTAGCAGCTGTACTGTCTGAATAAATATCCCAAGAATTTGTCCCTATAACCTGAACACCACTAGCTGTTGTTTTAAATTTTGTAGTACCGTAATGCGCCATTGAAGCACTACCAGTTGAGCCATCAGCTCTAAAATAGGTTGTAGTACCACCAGATCCGTTATCTGTAGATATAACTACATCTTTATCATTTGTAGTATTTAAAATATGTAAATCACCAGTAGAATTACTAATTACACTGTCAGTACCATCATGGAAGATTTGTAGATCACCTCCTGTCCCCAACTTTAATGTCCCCACGGCATTAGTAGGATTGGCATCAGGTAAGATTATATTACCTGCAAAAGTCGCATTAGAATTAGTTAATTGTAGTGCTTGTTGATTACCTGCTGTTTTAAAATTAAAATCATTGGTATTATGTGAATATATTATTACTCCATCTCTGTTACCCGCTGGGTTATCTCCTGCTTCTTCTTCATCTAAATCATCAGCAAAATGTATAGATCCTCCACTAGTATCACCAGAATATATTGTTATACCTTGATTGCCAACACCGCTACCTACAACTAATTCGCTAGCACTTGAGTTTGGTGTAATTGAAGCAGGGGTTGATATATTAACTGAACCTGCAAAGGTTGCGTTTTGTGAGCTATCTAATAGCAACGCCCTTGTTAATGCCGATCCTGTTTCTGTAAAAAATCCTAAACTACTTATAGCACCGCTACCTCGCAATGCTTGGATTCTTGCCATGAATCTATTGGCGGTATCATTAGAACTTGATTTAAAATCAATATTATAACCTCCACCATCATCAATATTGTTATTATCAAAAAGAAGTTGAGTGGTAGGTGCTGTTTGTGATACTGATAAATTTGCTATTGTAACAGCCCCTGCAAAAGTTGCATTACCAGTAGAACTAATAGTTAAAGCTGTTGCATCAGGAGAAATAAACTGGAACCCGTTACCTGTCGCTCCTGTAGTCGCTTTCCATACACCAGCGAAGTTTCTGAACTGACCATTAGTGCCACTGTAAACATTTGCAGAAGAAACTATCCCAGAGGGGTTAAACTGCGCTCTAAGTGTACCTCCAGTCGTGATACCTAACGCATCATCACTCCCAGATAAAAATCTGAGAAGACCAGTATCAGCATCATCAGAAAAGGTTAGAGAAGGTACAGAAGGGGAACCATCGGGAATCGCAACCCTCTCACTGAATGTCCAAGCGCTAGTAAGGTTAACCCAGTTGATCGTCTTATCAGTCGCACCTTTAAGTGTGATACCACCACCGTCAGCGGTCGTATCAGTTGGACTAACTACTTTACCCAATTCAATGTTATGATCTTCGACTTGAAGTGTCTCAGTATTAATGATTGTTGTATCCCCACTGACTGTGAGGTCACCTGATACTGTTAAGTCTCCTGAAACCGTAGCATTGTTTGCTATAGTGACGTTGCCAGCATCTGAAAATACTACTGTTGGATCTGCGTTAGCACTATTGAAAAAATTAAGATCACCATCAACATCAACTCCGATATCCCAACTTTCATTTTCTGAATCATTCTCTAAAATTCTTATAGCCCTATGTGAAGTATCTGAATTTATTGTTAATGGTCTATCGGGACTCGTTGTTCCTATACTAACGTTACCTCCGAAGGTAGCACCTCTTGAAGCCATTATGGTAGTATCATTTCTATTAGTGGTGCTAATATCTAATTGAGTACCATTATTTGTTATAGTTGGCGCTGTACCTGTGGCAGAAGATAAAATATCAGAACTACTTTCTAGTACTACATTTGCAAAAATGCTAGTAGAAGCGCTTGCTAATGCCATTCCACCAAGCTTAACCCAAATCTCTACTATACCTCCTGTACTCGGATTTGTAGTAGCTATAGCTAGTAATTTAGATGTGTTGTATCTCCCTGATGGCAATTTCTGGATATGGTGTTTGAAGCCATAACCAGCTACCGAGATCAAGAATTCATCTCTAGACTGTGTATTGTCTCCTCCAGAAGTAATACTTAAACGAATTAAAGTCGTACTACCACCACCACTGTATATCTTGAACCATTGGTCACTACCGTTAGAAGCTGCTGTTCTGGTAAAACTAACGTTATTACTTGGTGGGGTATATCTTGTGGATGCGTGTTGACTAATATCATTTACATACAAACTTGTACTATTAAGTGATCCATTTACATCTAACTTGTAAGACGGAGTATTAGTTCCTATACCAACGTCACCGTCTGCCTTGATATAAAACCTTGAATTACCCGCTGACGTTGGTGTGCCTGAAAGAATATTAAACTGCGCTGTATCAAGATACATCTCGCCCATGCCTCCAGAAGTTGCATCAAACCATATTCTAGGTGATTGACCTCTAAGGATTAATTCCGCTCCGTTAGCTGTGTCAGAAACAGCAAGAGTTGTTCTTGTCGAAGTGTAATTACCGACTAAATTGTCTGGCCCTACATGAAGTTTAGCTGCTGGACTATCTGTTCCTATACCAACATTGCCTCCATCTTTAACTATCAAAGAAACACTACCAAGATCCCAAACAATTAATTTATCACCAGTCCCGTCACCTCTTACATCTAACACTGTACCTGTAGAAGAAGCATGATCCTGCCTAATCGAAACTAAAGAGTTTGTAGTAGTTCCAGCGTGTATGGCGTTACTATATACATAAAGCCCACCTTCTGTTGTGGATGTTTGGGTTATTTGTAATTTCCTAGACGGATCAGTTGTTCCTATACCAACATTTCCTTCAAAATAATTTTTGTCCCCTTGTACATGTATACCAAATGCATTTGAGCCTTTGGTTCCTTGGTAATCCCCTTTGAATAAATATTGAGTTCCGAAGTTAGGTGTGGAGCCTTCATTATTATCTATAATTGACGACACGCCAATCATTGTGCCATAATCTATGGTAGTAGATTTATCTATTGAAATCTCTCCCTCAACTCCTTTTGTAACACCAACATTAGCATCGCCTCTACTTGTAGATACGGTTACTGAAAAATAACCACCAAAAGCATTATCTACATCTCCTAAATCTTGTATGGAGCTTGTACCATAAACGCCATACATATTTGATACCCCTCCAGAGGTAGAGTTTGCATCATGGGTAGCATTCCCATATACTCCAACTAATTGTGCTGTTTTTCCTACTGTATAGTTTGATTCAGTGTAAAAATACCCGCCACGAGCAATATCTGAAAAACCAGTAAATCTAACATCAGTTTCAACACCATATATTCTATGCTCGTTAGCCGCATCCCCATTAGCAGATGAATCTAGATCTACTTTTAAACCAGCATTTGTTCTATCAGTTGTGGTGTTATCAGCACCACTTAAATTCATGTCGATGAATGCAGCTTGTGTAGCAACATTCGCATCACTTCTTGTGTGTAGAATTCTTAAAGTGTTAGAGTCTGTCGAGGTGGCATCACTTTCAATTTTCAGTTTAGCATTTGGATTAGTTGTTCCTATACCAACGTTGCCACCAGTTTTAATCGTAAACCTATCCCCACTAAGGCCATGCTCTTTGATTGTGAAATCAGAATTAACCCCTGATTCAGTTACTTTAAAAGAGTACCCCCTATTTGGATAACTAGCATTCTTAACACCTATATACAATCCATCACTCCCACTATTGGTGAATATAGAAGCTGTTCCAAAGGTGTTCTGATTACCATTAGACCCTACCGTGTATTGATCAATTTGAAGCCCAGTGACTAATACACCATCAGTAGTTGTTTCGAACTTCTTGAGACCGTTATAATAAAGTTGAACATTTTCAGTGCCATTACTGGGTTCGTAAAACTTTGCCATGTAAGCATTCTTTGCCGCATTAACAATTTCAAAAGCAGGAGCGCTAACTCTAAGTAAGCCTACCGGTTGATCAATGTAAGATATGTTAGTTGTTCCATTGTGGTAGATTTTAAGGTCAGGGCTTGCATAATGACCAAACCTTAATTCAACATTATCGTCAAAGTGAAGGTTTTTAGTGGCAAGCATTTGAGTATGACTACCGTCTAAAGTTAAGTAAGGTGTTACACCACCAGATCCGTTATCAGAACGGAATATGACATCTCCGTCATCAGTTGAATTTGTTATATATAGATCACCTGTCTTATTATTGATGTATGAATGATTAGAAGCATGGACAATTTCTAAATCTCCAGAAGATCCAGCTTGCAAATAAACATCATCTTGTACTCTAAAGTTTTTATAAGCTCTTGTTAGAACTCCACCTCCATCCAACTGTAAGTAATTAGTTATCCCACCAGAACCGTCGTCTGATCTAAAGATAATATCACCATCGTCGTTATTGTTAGTAATCAGCAGATCGCCAATATAATTTGAAATGTAGCTATTTGTTCCATTGTGAAATAATTGTAAATCATTGTTACCACCTAAAGCGACAACACTATAATCTTGCCACCTTGTATAACGATAATCGCTCCCACTGTCTGATTGGCTACCGTCTAATCTAAAGTATTCTCCAACCCCACCTAAGCCGTCATCAGATTTAAAAATTATGTCGCCATCATTGGTGTTGTTAGTGATGATTAAATTACCAGTATTGTTGTCAATACGGCTATTTGTCGCATCATGGTAAAGCAAAAGATCCCCTAATCCCCCCAACTTTAATGTCCCCACGCTATTACCAGTATTGGCATCAGGTAAGATTATATTAGCTGCGAAAGTTGTGTTTTGACTAGTATCAATCGTTATGGCTGTTGTGTCATCAGTCTCAAAAGATAAATTTTTACTAGCTATTGTGCCTACCTGTAAACCATTAGTATCATCATATCTGATAAGAGAGCTATTACTTCCTTGACTTAATCTTATAGCAGCGCCGTTGCTATCGCTGTTAATATGTAATGTAGCTTTGGATCCGTTTCCAGATGGACTAGTTGTTCCTATACCAACGTTACCATTGTTTTTAAAAGTAACTCTATCTGCATTATTTACTATATCCTTTATTACAAGTGCATCATAAGTGGCATGTTGGTATAATAAAGTTTTTGTAGTGCCAGAAGCATTTTCAAAAAACAAACCATTATAATCACCACCGCTTATTTTTATGTCACCACTAACTTCAAGTTTTTTGTCTGGACTAGTTGTTCCTATACCAACGTTGCCAGCAGTAGTCAGAGACATTTTTTCGTTCGAAGCGATGGTTTTTGAACCTGCGAAGAAACCTAATCTGTTTACTCCATATCCTCCAATATACCATTTTGCGGTGGATTGATGGAATAATTCTAATCCGTAGAATCCATCATATCCTGATCTTGCTTGGAAGTAAGCTCCCGCATTGCTGTCCCCTGTTTTTACCCTAATTCTAGCATCGTTTACGGCCCCTGAATCTACGTCTAATTTATTAGAAGGATCAGTTGTTCCTATACCAACGTTGCCATCAGAATCAATACGCACTCTCTCTGTGCTTTGAGTTCCAAAAATAATACTTTTACCAGAGACACTATTTCTTAAAACTAAATCCCCCTCCGTATCTCCGCTTATTAATTTATTAGAACCAAGAGCAAAACCTATTTGTCCCAGATTTGTTCCAACATCGGAATAATTCAATGCTATATCAGTTTCTGAAGATGTAGCTCCTAAATCTAATTTTTTAAACGGACTTGTTGTTCCTATACCAACCTTGCCGTCTTGAAGCATTGTTATTACATCAACAGGGCTTCCAAAATTTTCAGATTTAAATTTTAATTTATTGTCATTCCCATTTCCTGTTCCCTCATAGAACATTCTCCAACCATAACCAGAACCATTACCTCTGTTACCTATGTATATTGCAGCGTTTGCACCAGCTAAATCATCACCGCCAATATATAAATAGTCTTCTGTTTGAGGAAACGCATTGACCCCCGCTGTAATCATTTGTTTTCCTACAAGCTCTAATTCAGCACTTGGACTTGTTGTTCCTATGCCAACACTGTCCCCGCTAACCACCAAAGCATTTTTTCCATACTCACCCATTGTGATCTTGTCGTATGTAGAAGTGGATTCCACTTCTACGATAGGAAGACCAGCGGCATCGTTGACTGAGAAGACGGTTCCGGTGACTTCATCAGTCACCCCGAATAAACGGCCATTTAAACCGTCTACATGAAAAATATCTGATATCCCTGTGTCATTGTTGGAGACCTCAAGAGACCCACTAATAGTTGAAGCGCCTACTGTTATTCCGCTCGCAGAGGTATTACCTTGGGATAGAACTTCATTAAGAGTCTGATCATCAGTCTCAGTTGATAGTGGCGTATAACCTAAAGCGTTAATGACTTCAGCGCTAGTGATCCCTGTTAAAACAATATTACCCGCCATTGTTATATCCTCGGAAACAATTAAGTCTCCTGTCGGAATATATACCCCGCCACTAAAATCTAAAGATGCTGTATGAGCCCCTTTTGATACGTGGTCTCTGTTTTGCCCATCTGCAAATACAGAAGCTCCACTGTGAGATGAAGGTATCTTGCCTCTTCTACCCATGATAGAAGAGAAAGCCCCACTAGTGGTAGAGCCTTGAGACCCTAAAATAACTGAGTCATGGCCGCTTACTATATTATTTTCCCCGCCTAATACAACACCAAAATCAGAGTAAACTTGATTAGATTCTCCTCCACCAATAAAACTTTGAAGACCTCCTGATATCTTATTGTCTGCCCCTCCACAAATGACAGAATCACTAGAATATACACTATTGAGTTCACCACCCCCTATAAAACTTCCTGCTGCGGTCTCTATTTTATTACTGAAACCTCCTCCTATAACCGCATAATTAGATCCTGTTATATCGTTATTGTATCCACCTACACTAGAAGAGTAATCTGAGTATTGGATATCAACGCCAGAACCCCCACCAATAAAATTAAAATCACCCCCTGAAATTGAGTTCTCTGTACCTACAACTATAGCATCGTAGTCACCACTGACCACGTTTTTTGTCCCCATGAAAGCTGCGGAAGCAAAAGAGTTAGCTGAGTTTTTGTAAGCTGCATAAGAGGCA